AGCCGAGCTGCCCGATGGTGTCCGAGGCGCTGCTGAACCACGGGATGAAGCCCGCCCAGCAGGTGCGCCCGAAGGGCACGGTCTCGTATCGCTTCGTGTAGTCCGTGTCGACCTGCCCGAGCAGCGTGGCCGGGTTCCATCCGGGGCAGGTCGTCAGCGTCCCGCCTGAGGCGTCGTTCACGACCACGGCCGATTCCGTGAGCATTCCGTGCCCAAGGCGTTCAGGCGGCCGCGTCCATGCTGGCGTGTCGGTCTGGTTGAACGACTGGTCGTAGGGGTAATGCACCCGGTCGGCGGGGACGTTGGCGTCCGTGACGTTGTCGTAGACCGTCTTGCCCTCGACCGACCGCTGCGGCAGGATCTTCATGGCCTGCCGAGGGGCGCGGTTGCCGAAGCCCGCTTGGTTCCAGATGTTGACGAGCGGATCAGTGCCGCCTGCCGTCCCGTTGACAGGCTGACCACCTCCAGAGAACGCCCGCGCATACGTGCCCATCGTCTTGTCGTAGTCGTCCTGCAGGCCGACGCGGTCCACGAACACGAACCCGCCTAGGCCATCCGGCACGATCACCTGCGTGTTGGCGGCGCCAACGGCGTCCACGACCATCGCTAGGCTTGCGTTGGGGCTGCCAATCAGGTCCGACAGGCGACGGATGTGCTCCGGGCTGCGCGTCACGAACCCAGTCGGGGCGGTCAGGTTGAGTGAGCCCGCCACCGTCGCCACCTCGGTCAGGACGTCCGAATAGGTCGTGATGTCGACCGTCGCGCCCGTGCCGTTCACCTGCCACCTGCCGTCCGACGACCAGAGGGGCGCAAGCACTTGGTCCATCAGGGCCGCGCTCGAGAACTGCCACCACCAGCGCTCGTCCACGAGCTCGACGAGCACCAGCCCCCCGGGCTGGCGCCAAAGGAACGGCTGCGGCGGGCGGGCGTACAGGTTGCGGATGGCAAGCGTCCCGCCGCTGCCGTCGTTCAGATCCAGGCGCACCGGGCTCGAGGCGTACAGAGCCGACACCTGCGTAGAGGCAATCAGCACCGACGCCCGCGTCCAGCGCGTCATGCCGCAGGGCACGTCCACGCTGAACAGGTCGTTCTCGTCGATCCCCAGCCGCCTTGCGTGCTCGCGCTCCTGCGCCCCTGGCGGCAGGCAGGGGATGACCGTGCTACCGACCGTGATGTAGGCCTGCACGAGCGTCATGCGTAGTTCTGGGCCGTGCCCAGCGCGTAGGCCTGCGAGGACGAGCCGAAGGCGAGGACGTTGTTCGCCTGCACCTGGTTGTCGAGGTTGTAGCCCAGGGTGAGCGGGGCGGCCACGCTCGGGTTCGCCCCTGGCACCCACCACTGCCGGCGGCTGCTCACCGTCGAGAAGCCGTTCGAGGTCGAGCCGCCGCCGTCAAAGGCCATCAGCTTGCGCGTGTAGATGCCCGTGAACGACCGCTGCCCCGCCGAGTCGATCTCGCCGTGGTTGACCCGCCACTCGTCCTTCACGACCACGAAGCCAGCCGGGATGGGGCGGAAGACGCGGTTGGGCGGGAGGTTCGTGCGCCGCACGGTCGTGACCTCGGTCAGCATCACCGTGGGCTTCTTCGCCTGGAAGACGAAGTCGGCCCCCTGCGTGTACATCGTCGGCAGGCGGTGCATCCCCGTGTCGGTGTCGACGTCCGTGACCGTGAACGCCTTCTCGACGGTCGTGGTCTCGCCGCTTGCGTTGAACGACGCGATCTGCTCGTTGCCGAACGGCCCCTGCACAATCAGGCTGTTTGCGGAGGCGAGGTCGGTGTCGGGGACGAGAAGCACCGTGGCCGGCGTGCCGAGCGGGCAGGTTGACTCGATCACGGCCACCATTGCCGCGACCTGCACGTTCTGGATCGTGTTGGGCTTGGCCGACAGGCGATTGCCGTTCCAGTGCGGGATGCCGTAGACGCCGTTGCCTGCGCCGCCGTAGGCGCCCACGGCGAAGCTGCACGTCCGGGTCACCGTGAAGGCGATGCCGACAAGGCGGGCGAGCGGGACGGCCGCGTAGGCCGCAGTCGGACCCTCCACGGCGGTCGCGGGGCATCTGGCGTCAATCTCGAGCCGGATCGCCGCCCGCTTCATCATGTCCTTTTCCTGCACGCTCAGGCGGTCGAGGATCGCCTTGTCGAAGGGGATGCGGGTCGTGGCGAGCTCGACCGCCGCCCAGATCAGGGCGCGCACGTCACCCTGCACCTCGCCAACGAGGTCGCAGGAGAACCGCAGCGTGGCGTACGCGATGTTGTTGCGGCTGCGCTCGTAGGTGAAGTCGCAGTTGCCCTCGTAGGCGCCGTTGGGGAGGTTCGTCCGGGCCTGCTCGTCGGTCACCTCGTAGGTGAGCTGGTTGCCGCTCTCGCTGATGGCGAAGGTCTGCGCGGTGCGCCGCCAGATGCTCGTGCCGTCCGTCGTGGGCATCACGCAGCGGCGGAACAGGTCGGGCCACGCGGAGATTCCGGTTACCGCAGCAATGAGGCCACTCGCGGCTGGCGTCGTGCTGAGGCCCGTGGCGCTCATGTTGACCGTCAGCGTCCCGCGCACCGTCCGGGTGACGAGGCCGCCCGCGTCGAGGCTGAACGACTGCGTCCAGCGGTGCGACACGACGGGATAGTCGAGGTCGGGGTCTTCGTCGTCTATGGGGCTCGTCCGCACCACCGCAGCGGTCAGGGTGAAGGACACGAGGGCCGCGCGCCTGCCGGCCACCTCGGTGACGGTCAGCTGCAGCAGCGGGCCGCGGCGGGCGTCGGGGTAGGTCTGGGCGATCAGGGTCTCGGTGCCGCCCGACACGATGCGGAGGTTGACGGCGTCCACCCGGCCCGTGCCGTCGCGCATCTTGGCGGCGAGCTCGGTGTAGGTGCCCGTGCCGTCCGCAACCAAGGCCGTTCCCGTCACGGTCACGGCGTAGTAGTTCAGGGTGAAGCCGTCCTCGGCGTACTCAGGCCGCTGGTCGTACTGCGACACGTTGACGAAGCCGAGATCCCAGCTGCGGCTGTCGTAGGCGAAGGACAGGTAGGCGTTTCCGGTCGGGGTGCTCACGGCAAGGCTCCCATGAGGCGCAGGTCAGCGACGAAGGGCGCGTTCGTTTCCACGGTCACGGGGGCCAGGTTCGTGGTGATGCGCCGCATCGCGCTTGCCGCCGCCGCGCCGTGCGACTGCATTGACCGCTGCGCCGCGGCCCGCCGTTCCGACATGATCATCATGCCGAGCGCGATGTCCTCCGCAGAGGCGTTCTGCGTGTGGGAGTCGGGCCTCATACGTTGGCTCCCATCAGCCGCAGATCAGCGATGAAAGGCGCGTTGCCCTGGTAGATCGGCGACGTGTTGTTGGCGAGCTTCTTGAGCGAGTTGATCACGTCGTTGATCCAGATCTCGCCGACCATGCCGTACGTCTGGAATCCGGGCACGAACTTGAGGATCTGCATGAAAATCTTGATCGCCCCGGCAATCATCCGGGCGATCAGCAGCAACGTGGGCATGACCTTCTTCTCGATGCCCTCAAGCACCTTTGCCACGCCCTCGAGGATCGGGGCTACCACGATGGCGCCGATGCGTCCGAGGAAGTCGGACACGCGGAACATCACGCGCTCGATGCGGCCCTGCGCGAGCTCGCGCCGCGCCAGCGCGCCGCCGGAGGCTGCGCTCGCGCGCATCTTCTCCTGCATCATCAGGATCTCGTTCATCGCGTCGGCGAGCATGATCTGCGGGCTGTACTCGCGCAGCGACTCGGTCAGGTTCTTCGCCGCCGTGTTCAGGAAGTCGAAGGTCTTCTTGAGGGCGATCCCCGCCACGCCCACCGCGATCAGCGGCGCGGCAGCAATCGCGCCCGCCGTGCCCATCGCCGCGAGCTTCGTCAGCCCCTGCGCCGCAAGCGCCCCGCCCGCGCCCTGCCCCTGGATCATCCCGATGCCCGCCTGCGTCAGCGCCCCGCCCACGCGCTGCAGCATCCGCGAGCCCGTCCCGCCGCCGGCCCCGCCGTCCCCCGTGGCGTTCACGTCGATGACGATGCGTCCCAAATCTTCCATCACTGCACGCTCCATTCGATCTCAAACGCGCAGACGAAGGTCTCCGTCCCGCGCATCCAGCCCACGAGGTCATCCACCTGCTCGACGTTGCCGCCCGACCGCCACGTGAACGGGATCGTCAGGCGCCCGCCGAGCGTGTTCTGGATCATGTGCGTCCGCAGGCCGTCGATGAACTGCTCGATGCCACGCTCACCTGCGATCCGCAGGGTCGCCTTGTGCACGGGGTCGTACAGGTTCCGCCACCAGACGACGAGCTGCACCTGCGACTCAAGCAGGCCCACGCCGCTGATGGGGTGCCGCGCCGTGTCGCCGCCCGGGATCACCTGGATCGCGTACTGCGCGGTGACGTCCTGCCCGGGCGCCTCGCGGAGGTAGACGGCGATGCCATAGCCGGCGTCGTCCATCCACTCCTTCAGGTCCGCGACGAGCGCGTTCCACACGGCGGCATTCGCCTGCACGGCCATCAGCGGCCCCTCCCGTGCATCTGGTGCTGCAGGCCCATGCGGACGCTCCAGGCGAGCTCGTCGCTGCCCGTGGCCTGCCGCACGACGCCCTCGGCCGCCTCGGGCGACCCGAACGCCACGGCGATGCCCTGCGCGAACGACAGCGCCCTGCGGGCCTCGACCATCGGGATGTTGGCCATCAGGCCCATAGCAGTCTCCTGGTCAAAGTCGCTCGGGGGACGGCCGTACGTCGCAAGGAAGAGGGCGGCCCCCCTGGTCAGTTTCCCGCGGCTTCCACCGCCTTGCCCATGCGGGCAAAGACGGCGAAGAGCACCTCGTCGCTCGACTGCGCGGCCACCTCGGGCGTGCGCGACACCTTGCGGATGGCCGTAGCCACGTCCTGCACGCTCGGCTCGCCGCCAGCGGGCTTGGCGAGCACGGCGAGCGCCTCGTTCCACTGCACGATGAGGCTGCCCGCAGGCACCTGAGCTCGGAAGAGCAGGGGGTCGTCGTTTTCGTTGAGGTCGATCAAACGCTGGTCCCCGTCGCGTAGAGGAGGTTGTTGGCGTCGGGCACAGCCTTGACCGTCAGGCCAAGCCGCCGCTCGACGTTGCCGAAGTTCGAGTGCACGAGCCCGTTCGGGGGCAGGTAGCACCGATTGAAGGTGTAGGTCGTCTTGCCGGGGGTCTTCGGGTAGATGCGGATTCCGAAGGTGCCGCTGTCGGTGACGAGCAGGCGCCCGACCGTGGTCGTGCCCTGCGCCCCGCGCTGGCGCGCCTCGAGCTGCGCGAGCTCCGTGGCGTCCCACTTCACCAGCGTGAAGGTGATCGCCCCGTCCGTGTTCTGCAGGACGATCTCCTCGGGCGTGCCTCCGCTCGACGACGTCCGCACCTCGTGCTGGTAGTCGTTCCACGTGGCCTGCGGGAGGTTGTCGTTGTCGCACTCGCCGAGCTCGGTCCACACCGAGCCGTCGTACCAGTCGATGCGGGTCGGCCCGCTCACGAAGATCGCCGTAGGCATCAGGTAGTCCTTCCTTTGAGCACCTTGCTCATCCCTAGTCTAATCGTGCGGCCGATGCCCGCCCATTCCTTGTCCGTGGGGACGAGGAACGGACGCGCGGGCACCTTGACGCCGCCCCATGCCATGAGGAAGTCCTTGCCGCGCACCAGCCCTTCCTTGTCGGGGTTCTGCCCGGTAGCGTGCTGGCGCACGCCCTTGCGCGTCAGCGGGACGTAGTTCGGCCCGGAGGTCTCAAAGCCGAGCTCCTGGTAGATCGCGTACTTCGGCCCGGTCAGGGTGATCTCGAGCCGGGTCGCGCCGATGCGGGCCGTCCTGGCCCCAAGGTTGCGTACGAGGTTCCCTGTGTCCCGCAGCGGCTGCCCGCCGTCGCGGTAGGACTGCCCCTTGACGAGGTATTCGGTCACCTCCGTGGGCTTGATGGTGACCCGACCGTCCTTGGCCTTCTTCTGCCGCATCTCGACGCGCTTGCGCGTTCCCAGGATCGGCCCCTGCTTGGGCTTGGTCTTCGTCCAAAACTCGGTGTCTAGGCTCTTCAGGGGCTTCAGGGCGGTCGCAGAGCCGCCCGGGCCGCGGCCCTCGCTCTTGGCGATGTGGCGCTTGGCAGCCGCGGCCACGGCCTGCGAGATGCCGTTGAGGATGCGCGGGTCGCCCAGCGCCGCCGCCACACGCTTCTGCCAGCTGCTGCCGCCAAAGCCGAAGGCCACGTCAGCCTCCTGGCATCGTGTTGGGCTTGCGCGGCAGGAAGAAGTTGCTCGAGCTCACCTGGTTGTAGTAGGCAAGCGTCTGCAGGGGGGTCGCCCGCACCTCGGGCAGGCCAGCGTCGGCCGCCTTGGAGATCGCCCCGAAGATCTGCCGCCCGTCCCGCAGGTGCTCGAGCATCTCGTAGGCCCGCTTGCGGCGCTCCTCCACGGCCGGGGGCACGACCATGCCCCGGCGCTGGAAGAGCACCTCGGTCGCCAGGTCGCAGGTCAGCCCGACGATGAGCCAGTCCCCTGCGCTGGCCAGCGTGTTGAGGTCCAGGTCGGTGTAGATGTTCCCCACCCGGGCGTACGACTTGATCATGGCCGTGGCGCGCTCGAGCGCCATTGTCGTGATGGGGTTGGGTGGCGCGGAGTCCTCCCCGTTGTCCGAGCAGAGCTCGGCGATGATCCGAACGTCCAGTGCCTTCTCAAGGTCGGCGTAGGTGGCGAATGCCATGCGTGCCTCCGTTCACGAAAGGGGGGGAGGGAGCCGAAGCGCCCTCCCCCCTTTCCCTTCCACTCCGAGACCGATCAGGCGGTGACGTCGGCGACGAGGTAGCCCGACACGGGCGCGACCACTTCGGTCGTGCTGTTGTCGATCACGCGGCCCTCGATGCGGCGGTCCTTCGGGTCGTCCCAGTTCTCGACGGTCATGTCCTCGAAGGCCATGATCTGCACGGTCGAGAAGCTCGTCGAGCCCTCGACGCCGATCAGGCCGCCGGGGCGGCTCACGAAGACGGCCGAGTTGCCGTAGATGTACTGCCGGGTCGTGCTCGACGCGCCCTTGCGGGTCGTGACGCGCACGCTGTCGTCCACGACCACCTGCACGCCGAAGAGGTTCGGCGGGAGGCCGTACATGGCGAACGTGTCCGAGCCCTGCAGGAAGGGCATGGCCGCGGGGTAGTTCTTGACGTAGTCACGAACCTCCGAGGTCTGCGAAAGCAGGTTGGCGACGGTCGGGGAGATGACCATCATCACGTCGTACTCGGCCCGCACCGCACCGCCCGTGGTGAGCGAGATGCGCTGCAGGATGCCCTGGATTGCCTTCTGGATGACGTTGGTCGTCGAGGTCGTCCACACGCCGCCGCCGGGGCTGGCCGTTCCGGTCGCCGCGTAGTTGCCCACCGCGTTGAACGTCGCCGAGGTCGTCAGCGCGGTCGCGGTGCGGATGCAGCGGCCCGTCATGGCCAGCTGCGCCTTGGCGCGGGCGTGCTGCGCGACGATGTCCCAGGCGGCCTGCTTCACGGTCTCGTTCGGGATGTAGAACGGGTACGCGTAGCGGGCGCAGGCGAACTGCACGAAGTCGTGCTGGTTCGTGGAGCCGACCGGACGGTCGTTCCCCAGCGGCCACTGGAAGGCGTTGATGTCCGTGATGCGGACGTTGTCGTCCGAATCCAGCCGCAGGTAGTACCCGGTCATCTGGTTGACCGGGACGATCTGCGCGTACTTGGTGATGGGGAACGTGTTCACCGCACGGGTGAACTCGACCTGAAGAGCGCCCGTTGCGAGGGCGTTGGTGGACGGGACGTAGGTGTTGAGCCCGCCACCGACTGCGACGTAAGCCATTGTGTGACCTCCTTAAGGTCCGTTTGGATCAGAGCGCCTTGGTGGCGGGGAGACGGTAGGCCCAGAAGATCTGCCCGCTGGCGGCAGCCTCCAGGGCGACGAACATGGGCACGTTGCCCGAGCCGGCGGCCGTGATCGCCACGCCTGCGGTCGACGGGATCAGGCCCAGGCCTGCGGTGATGTTGCCGCCAGCCTCGATCTGCACCACGTTCGAGGGCTGGAGGCTGATCGGGTCGCCCGACGAGGCGTTGGCCGTCGCGTCGAAGCGGCGGGTGGAGCCGTCCGTGACGCCCACGACGTAGTCGGCGGCGGCGGTGGCGGCCACGCCCGTGAAGGCGGTCGTGTCCATCTTGACGATGCGGTACGGGTTGATGGTCCCGCCCGCGACGAGGTTGGGTGAGAAGTTGAGCATGGTGTCCTGTGTCCTTGCGCCTTAGCGCTTGTTGATGCGGGAGTTGATCGCCTTGGCAAACTCATCCGGCTTGCCTGCGAACTGCTTGACGAGGTCGCCGACGTCGCCCACGGCCATCGCCTTGGGCATGGACGCGCGGCTCATGTCGATCTTGGCGCCGATGGGGTCGCGCGAGAACAGCTCGCGCCACGACTCCAGCAGGGCGACCGGGTCCTTGGCCGAGGCGAGCTGCGCCAGGAGCGCGGGACGCTGGCCCTCGGGGATGCGGTAGCCCTCCTGCTCCATGATCTCGATCTCACGCGAGAAGCGCTCGCGCTTGACCTCGGCCTCGAGGCGGCTCATGCGGGCCTTCAGGCGGGCGTTCTCCGAGCGCAAGGCGTAGGTGGAACGGGAGGCAATCACTTCCTCCTCCTCGTCCATGCCCATCTCGGCGCTCTCGTCGTCGTGGCTGCCGATGTCGATGTGGACGCCTTCGCCACCCTCCTCGGCCTCCTCCTCGTCGGCCTGGAAGTCCATGCCTTCGCCGGCCATCTCGGCCTTGTCCTCGTCGTTGTCCTCGCCGAACTTCTTCTTCATCGTGGCGGCCAGGTCGTCGATGGCGCACTTCATGGCATCGAGCTCGGCTCCGTAGTCTCGGTCTGAAGGCATGGAAGCCTCCTCCTTGATTGCTGCCGGGACGAAGGTGTTCAGCCCGCCCCCGACCCCGGCGAGGTCGTGGTTGGACTTCGAGAAGGTGATCTTCAGGCCGGCACGCTCAAAGTGCGTGTCGGGGAGGGGGCGTCGTGGGGTCTCGCGGCCCAGCAGCGCCACCTCGCTCAGGTGGTTGGATTCAGACCAGATCTCAGCCGAACGCCTGGGGAAGGCGTTGGTGGCGATCAAGCGGTCGAAGATGTCCCTTCCCACCTCCATGTCGCCCACAATGTACCCGACCCCATCCCGTTCCTCGTATTTCAGGGCCGGGATTCTGCCGACCGCCGACTTGGGCTCCTTGCCGTCCTTCTCGTGCATGATGACCACGCGGGGGAAGGAGCCCCGGCTCATGTGCTTGCCCGTGGCGCCGACGATCTTGCGGAGGCGCTCGTTGTCGAAGCGCTTGAGCTCGGGGTCGGCCTTGGCGTCGTCGATGGCGGGGTCGAAAGCCATGAAGAGCTCGACGCCCTTGATGACGACCTTGTCGCCGGCCTCGACGATGGGATGGGATGTGGGGGTCATGGGTTCTCCTGCGGGGTGACGTCGCGCCAAGACAGGGCATCCTCGTCCCAGACGTACATTCCGCCGTCCTGGGGCATGGGGGCGGGCGCCTTCCACGTGAAGGTCATCATGTTCAGCCGCCACGACGGGTAGGGCTGCGGAGGCAGGAAGACGCCGTCCTCCCCGAGGTCGGGGCGGAAGGTGTAGCCCACGCCCGCGTAATGGCCCCGGAAGTTGGCGTTGTAGGACGTCTGGCGCCAGGTGCCGCCGAACGTCTGCTCGCACCACTGCTCGACGTTCGGCTCCAAGTCGTTGGACACGACGATCACGCGGAGCACGACGTTGTTGGCATCTAGTTCTGCGCAGTGTGCCATGTGGTTACGCCGTGTAAGAGCCGGATGCGTTGAAGGTGAGGATGGTGTCGCTGCCGCTGGTGGTTACGGTCGGGCTGCCCGTGGTCGTGCCGCTGTAGTTGGCGGTCGCCATGCGGAGGATCACCACGCCAGAGCCGCCGGAGCCGCCAGTGCCCGTGCCGGTACCACCGCCACCGCCGCCCGTGTTGACGGAACCGTTGGTGCCATTTGTCGAACCTCCCGTGGCACCACCACCTCCGCCAGCACCTCCTGAGCCATTGGTGCCCCCGCCGCTGAAGTTGGCACCACCGCCGCCGCCCGCCCGAGTTACGGCGCTGCCAGTGATGCTGCTCGATGTTCCGTCGCCTCCGTTTCCGGAGACGTTGTTTGCGGTCGTGTTGCCACCGGCTGCACTCGCGCCACCACCGCCGCCAGAAGGGAACGGGCTCCCGGTGTGCGCTTGGTTTCCGCCCGCGTTGCCTTGGCCGGAAGTCCCGGCTCCACCCAAACGAGTCGCACCTCCGCTTGCGCCGCCGCCTCCACCTGATCCACCGGAAGGAGCAGTGCCGGTTGAATATCCACCACCTCCACCTCCTGTGCTGGTGATGGTGTCGAATACAGAATTGCTACCGTTTGGGGCGTCCGGTCCTGCGTTGCCGTTTCCGCCGCCGCCGCCTGCCCCGACCGTTACCGTGTAGGACTGGCCGACCGTGAGGCTGTATCCGGTCGCGGTGCGGTAGCCGCCTGCACCGCCGCCGCCGCGACAACCACCTCCCGCGCCTGCGATGCAGAGATATTCGATTGAATATGTGCTGCTGCCGCTCTGCGTGGTGGCGTTCGCCGCCGTCGATGGCGACGAGTCGTAGTCCGCGTTCGTCGCCACGATGCGGTACTCGTACGAGGTCGACGCCGTCAGCCCCGTGTCGCTGTACGTCGTGGCCGTCGCGCTGACGGTCGTCAAAGTCGAATACGACCCGCTGCCGCTCGGGGTGCGCCGCTCGATGCGCTGCCCCGTGTTCCCGGTCGACACGTCCGTCCAGGCGAGGTTGATCTGCGACGAGGACACCGCCGTCGCCGTCAGGCCCGTGGGGGTCGCGGGGATCGTGAACTTGCTTGCCGCGTTGCTGTTGGCGCTGTTGCCCGCCGCGTTGGTCGCGTAGACGCGGTACTCGTACTGCGTGCTCTCGGTCAGGCCCGTGTTGCTGTACGAGGTCGCCCCGGCCGACAGGGTCGTGACCGTCGAGTACGAGCCGCTGCCGGCGCTCCTGCGGCGCTCGACCGTGTACCCGGTTTCGTTCGTGGCGTTGTCCGTCCACGCGAGGTCGATCTGCGTGGTGCTCGTGGCGGTCGCCGTGAGCGATGTCGGCGCGGCCGGGACGTTGAGGGTCGTGACCCCGCCCGTCGCGTTCTGGCTGGCGGCCGTCTTGGAGCTCTCGCCGGCGCCGTTGTGGGCGCTGACCCAGTAGAAGTACGTCGTGCCGATGGCCGGGGGCGCGGACGGGTTGTTCGTCGCGTTGTCCGTGTAGGTCTGGATGCCCGCGAGCGGGGCGTTCAGGAGCGTCGCGCCCGTCGTGGTGTTTGACGTGTTGCGGTAGACGTAGAAGCCATCCTCGTCGCTCGACGCGTCCGTCCAGGTGATCGTGACCGCCACGGCCGTGCCGTCTGTGCTTGGCGACGCGCTGACCCCGGTCGGAGCGTTCGGGATGGTGGCCGAGTTGGTGGTGGCGCTAGCCGCGTTGCTGTAGGCGCTGATGCCGGCCGGGTTGCTCGCGGCCACGCGATACTCGTACTGCGTCGAGGCCGTCAGCAGGGTGTCGCTGTAGCTCGTCGCCGTGGCGCCCGCCGTGCCGACCTGGACGTAGGTGCCGCTCCCGGCAGGGGAACGGCGCTCGATGACGTAGCCCGTGTTGCCCGTCGACACGTCCGTCCAGGCCAAGTTGATCTGGCTGGACGACGTGGCCGTGGCGGTCAGGCTGGTCGGGGTCGCCGGGACCGTCCAGGTCGCGGCGACGTTGCTGTACGGGCCATCGTCGCTGCCGAGGTACTCGCGGACGCGGTAGTAGTACTCGGTGCTCTCGGTGAGCCCGGTGTCGTTGTACTGGAAGACGCCCGATCCCACGGTCGTGATCTGGGTGAAGGTCACCCCGTCCGTCGACCGCTCGATCTTGAACCCGTCCTCCTTGAGGTCGCCGTCCGACCAGCGCAGACTGGTGCTCGTGGTCGTGTCGGGCACGGCCTCGAGGACGATGCCCCCGGCGCGCCCGAGCAGGAGCGACTGCCGGCTGGACCCGGTCAGTCCCGGCCTGCTGACTCGTGCGCTGCGCTGCATCTCAGATGGCGTACCAGAAGAGGCCCATCGTGATGGTCAGGCTGCCGCTCGGTGCCGGGGCGATGAAGTCGGCCGTGACGAGCTGCGCGCCCGCCAGGTCGACCAGCCACGACGCCGGGGTGGTGATGCTGCCCGCCGCAGTGCCGCCCGGGGTGTAGACGTTGGGCAGCGGGAACACGGGTGCAGATGGGTTGGTGCCGCCGCCGAAGAACCCGATGTCGCCCGGGGTGCCGAACGAATACAGCGTGGCGCCCGAGGCGAACAGCAGGCTGTACTGCGCGAGGATCGTCGGCATCCACCAGATGTCGCCCGAGTTGTTGCGGTCGTCGAACTTCTGCCAGCCGATGAGGCGGACGCTTGTCGTGGCCCCGCTGGTCGTCCAGGTGTTGTTGTCGCTGCGCCTGCCGTAGGGCGTGATGCGGATGAGGCTGGGGCTTGCGTAGCCCTGGGTGAGGTCCATGTCGAGCACCACGCCGGAAGTCGGCTTGACGTCGGTAGGGACGCGGTTGGTGAAGGACGCCGCGACGGAGTCCACGGACATCTGTCGGAGGTTGGGCTGCCCGGTCGAGATGAATGCCTGTGCCATGTCAGATTTCTCCTCGGCGCTTCATGTCGAGCGCGATTGCGACGGCCTGCTTCTGGGGCTTGCCCTCGGCCATGAGCTTGCGGATCTTGGCGCTGACGGCGGGGTCGGACTCGGCCATGACCTTGCGCCCGGGCTTGTCGGCGGCGGCGTGGGTGGCCTTCGCGCCGGGGCGGGAGTTCAGGACTGCGGAGATTTGCGACACGGCGTCCGCAGCCTCCAGCCAGTCCTGCTCCTTCAGGTCGCGGGCGCGCACG